GGACCATTGATTCCGAGTCCCGTGAGATTCCCGGCGGTCTCCACTATCGTCGTGGACATACCTTCCGCTCTTTGGATCTTTCCAGAGCCACGGACGGTCTGTCCCACTCGGCGATCGAGGTGGTTGTCGAAGCTCTCGTTCGCCGTGGGGCGATCCGTCCAGCGGATCACCTTATGGCGCGACGATCGCTCGGGCTGGTCGGAGACACGGTTTGGAGCTTTCCCGATCCAATCGGGGATACCGTGTTCTCCAGAGGGAGTCCGATGGGCACACCTCTCAGCTTCGTGATACTCTCTTGGGTGAGTGCTTGGGCGGTCGGCCGTTTCAGCCGATCCTTGACGCACGGAGATGACTCTGTCGGCAGGCATCGGATTGGATCCGATGCTCTGATTGTCTATTCCGACAGGGTCGCCTCCGTAGGCGCCCAGCTCAACAAGGGGAAGACCTATCGCGCTGACCATTCGTGGACTGCGTGCGAGATCCTCGCCCTTCCCCGTAACTATCTCGAAGACCGAATGACTCTCTTCATTCCTCCCTCCATCCCTCCTCCGGGCCTTATGGCCCCGGTGGAGGCGGACCCCAGGCTTGAGAACCTGTGGTTGCGCCGGATGGAGAGGATAATGAAGAGCCGCTTCCCTTGGGTCAAGTGCGACCCCCGGCTCCACCTTCCAGTGGATGCCGGGGGACTTGGCTACACAGGTCGCGGTCTCGCCGTGGGAAAGTCGCTCCGCTCTCGTCTCGGTGCCCTGGTTTCCCGGGGACCCGACGCCGAGGTCGGAGCGGCTCTCCTCGGCAAGAAGCCATTCAGAGAGGTGGGCCTCTTCCCTCGACCGCTTGTACGGATTCCCAAGCCAGAGGCCTACTGGGCAGCAACAAAGGTTGTCGCCCGGGAGCTTGCACCTTTGGGTGCAGACTTGGTATCCGTGCCGCTTGACTCCTTCGAGACCTTCAAGTGCCAACTCGTTGAAAATGAGCTGCGCCTCTCTGAGGGTGAGAAGTTCAAGCGTAAGCGTGTCGCGGGAAGACCAGACAGAACAAAGGGGTCTGCCGTCTTCCGTCGACTGACGGTCCTTCCTGCTCGTCCTCTTTCGAGGCGATTCGGCGTGGACTCTCTCAGGCGATGGGCCCTCGCGTGTAAGAACGTGAGGGTAACGGTAGACCAGGACATAGCCTCTGAGATTCGGG